TGGCGATAACGACAAAGCAGTCTTTGGAGCTGGTTCAGATTTACAGATTTATCATAATTCGTCAAATAACAGCTCGTATATTGATGAAGGCGGAGCTGGGGATTTATATGTTAGAGCTACAAATATTTGGTTTCAAAATACAGGACCAACAGCAACTTTTGCTAAATTTACTAGTGGTGGAGCAATTGAGCTAAGATATAATGATGAAATCAAGTTTGCCACAACCTCAACAGGCATAGACGTAACAGGTACAGTAACTGCTGATGGTATATCTACTAACACTTCAGGAGTATCAAACTTTATAGCAGGTGTCAACGCAGGTAACAGCATTGTTAGCTCTGGAAATTATAATGTTGTCGTAGGCGATGAGGCAGGTACTGCGATTACAAATGGCGATAATAATGTTGCTATAGGTTATGCGGCACTAAAAACAGAAGATACAGGAGCTAATTCTGTAGCAATCGGTTTTAACGCCTTAACACTACAAAACAATGACGCGCAGAATTACAACGTAGCGGTTGGGTCGTATGCAGGAGCCGCAATAACCACAGGCACAATCAACACCCTCATAGGTGGATTTGCAGGAGAAGCTCTAACAGTTGGAAACTCTAATGTTGCAGTAGGTTATGACTCTTTAAGTGCCGAAGTTGCAGGAGACAGAAACGTAGCTATCGGTGTAACGGCACTAAAGAATCAAACTAACGCTTCTAACGTAGATTCTTACAACACAGCCGTAGGCTATGGTGCAGGAACTGCAGTAACCACAGGTGTACAAAACACCTTAATAGGTGGTCTAGCTGGTGATGCGATTACTACAGGCTCTTACAATAGTTTAGTAGGCGTAAATGCAGGCGGCGCTATTACAACAGGCGCACAGAATGTTGCTTTCGGGCAAGGTGCTTTAGCGTCTAATACTACGGGTGCAACTAACACAGCTTTAGGCGATAGTTCTTTAGCCGCCAACACTACCGCATCTAACAACACAGCAGTAGGTCAAAGCGCTTTAGTCGCAAACACCACAGGTGCAAATAACGTAGCAGTTGGTACTGGTGCCTTAGATGCTAATACTACAGCTTCAAGAAATACTGCTGTTGGCGATTCAGCTTTAGGTTTGCAAACCACAGGTGGTAGTAACACTGCTATTGGTTGGTCTGCTGGTGATGCTATAACAACAACTACAAGAAATACCCTTATAGGTGATTCAGCAGGTGGTGCAATAAATTCTAATGATAATACCTTTGTAGGGCAAAATGCTGGTTCAGCTATAACATCTGGTGATGCTAATACTATTATTGGTCGTTATGATGGTAATAATGGCGGCTTAGATATAAGAACCGCAAGTAACCATATAGTTCTTTCAGATGGTGATGCTAATCCTAGATTATATTTAACAAATAATGGTTATTTATATGTACCTGCAATTGGATATGGTGGTGCAACAAGTGATGTTAATTACAATACATCAACAGGTGAGATATATGTAGTATCTTCTTCACAAAGATATAAAGAAAATATATCTGAATATACAGATTCAATACTTGAAAAAGTAAATAACTTAACTGTTAAAAACTTTGACTACAAAGAAGGCGGATATACCAATCAAATTGGTTTAATTGCAGAAGAAGTTGAAGAACAAATACCGCATTTAGTAAATAAAAAAGAAATTGAAGGATATGATGAACCACAACCTGATTCAGTTAAATATTCACAATTATCAGTATTTTTATTAAAAGCTATACAAGAACAACAAACAATAATTGATGATTTAAAATCAAGAATAGAAACCCTAGAAGGTTAATTTAAAAGGAGAATAATATGGCACAAACAGTAAGCGAAGTCTTAACAGCAGCAACAGATAGCGTAACACTTATTAACGAAGTAAACGCTGGAACTTGGGATGTTACAAATATGGAGCAATCAGAAATCAACGACATGGTACAAAGGAACGTAGACCACTTAGAACTAGTCTTAGCCTATGCACCTGTTGATGAAGATGATGATACTCCAGATGTAGCTGGTAGTTCAGAAGATAAAACATCTTATACAACTGCGATCTCAACTGGTAAAAGCTACATATCATCCAATAGCTAAAAATGGCACTATTGCCTGTAACTCCGCCAGCTGGCATAGTCAAAAATGGTACTGACTATGCTAACAAAGGTCGTTGGGTTGACGGCAATCTTGTGCGTTTTGAAAACGGCTATCTTAAGCCGATTGGTGGTTGGTCAAAACTAAAAACTACAGCACTTGATGGTGAGCCTATAGGTATGTATGCCTATAAGGACAACTTAGGTGCATCTGTTTTAGCTGTTGGTACAAGACAAAAAGTTTATGTCTTATACGACAATACCTGGACTGATATAACACCAGTTGGTTTTGTAAACGATGCTGATAACGATCCTCTTGGTTACGGTGCATACAACTATAACGTAGAAGATTATGGTGACGCTAGAAGCCAATCTGGACTACCTCTTGACTCAGGTCATTTCTCCTTTGATAACTGGGGTGAGGATTTAATCTTTTGTTTTTCTGGTGATGGCAAGATATACAAGTGGAGGCCAGTTTCAGGCGGAACAGCTGATACCATAGGTACAGTTGTAACAAACGCTCCTACAGGCTGTCAGGCTGTCCTAGTGACCAATGAAAGGCACTTAGTTGCTATTGGTTCTGGTGGAGATCCTAGAAGAGTAGCATGGAGCGATAGAGAAGATAGAAACACTTGGACATCTAAAGCTACCAATACAGCAGGTGATGTGCAAATACCAACAGGCGGTCGTGCATTATTAGCAGTTAAATATCAAAACGATGTCATAGTTTTTAGTGATACTGGTATTGATAGAATGAGCTATGTAGGCTCACCTTTTGTCTATGGTATAACCGCAGCAGGTGCAAACTGTAAAGCAGTAAGTAGAAGATCAGTAGTACAAACAGGAAACTTTTTAGCGTGGATGGGTGAAAACTCATTCTTTGTTTACGATGGTGTTGTAAGAGAAATACCATGCGATGTGCATGATTATGTATATGACCAACTAAATGTACCAGGAAGAAAAGCTTGTTGGGGTGGACACAACTCTAACTTTAACGAAATATGGTGGGGTTTTCCAAGCGGAGAAGGTATATACAGACCAAATAAATATGTAATCTGGAATTATTTAGAAAATACTTGGTCTATAGGCTCATTGGACAGAGGATGTTGGATTGACCAAGGTGCGTTTGACTTTCCAATAGCAGGTGATTCAAATGGATTTATTTACGAACACGAATCAACCACATTATCTAATTCTCCAAACTTAAACAGCGATGTGCCATTTTGCACAAGCGGTCCAATAGAATTAGGTAATGGCGATAACTATGTACAATGTAATCAGATTATTCCAGATGAAGAGGCAAACACATTACCAGGTGTAACCATAAGTTTTAAAGGTAAGTTTACCCCTCTAGGTAGCGAAACAGACTTTGGTAGTTTTACCTTTGAGAATGATGGATATACCGATGCTAGGTTTACAGCACGACAAGTACAGATGACTGTAACAGGTAGCACAACACAAGATTTCCAAGTTGGTAATATAAGATTAAATATAAGACCAAGAGGTAGAAGATAATGGATTTATCCTCACAAAGACAATATATACAAAGAGCTGAAACAGCGCATGAAATACTTACCACTACAGATTTAACAACATTATATACATCCCCAAGCGGTGATGATTTTACTTTTGCAATCATTGAATCTATTTTGGTTTGTGACCATGATAATCAACAAACCAATATAACAGTTACTGTAACGCATGAGGCTACTACTTATACCTTATTTAAAGAATTTACTATTACTGCTTACAATACTGAAGAATTATTAACTAGAAGTTTAGTATTACACCAAGGCGATGTTGTAAAAATACAAGCAGATCGTGCTGGTAATTTAACTGTTTATGCGAGCATCGTAGAATATGCAAAAGGCGACTAATACAGTAGTTGAATTACACCCAAAGGAGCAAAGAGAGCCTTGGGAAATTGAATGGGAAAGGTGTAAACCCTATATAGCAAAAGCTGTAAAGTATCAAGATTCCTATACAATTGACGATATAGAAGATAAAATAAGACATGGTATATTCCATTTATGGCCAGGCA